CCGTGTAGGGTCGGACCTATTCCATGGGGAGCCCCACATGCGCATTCGTACTTCGGCTGAGATGGCAACGGCTACGCCCAAGAAATTGCGTGGGAAGCATGCGTTGAAAGTATGTAGTATCGAAGATGCTTTAGGAAAGTTGGGGTCGGGTAACATGTCGGGGTCTGAGTTTGCTCAACTTCAGACTATGCTTAGTACGATACAAGGTGTACCATCTTCGCTAAGTAGTATGAGTAGCCGACTGACACTTCCTATGCTAATCGAGAAAGGTAAGTAACGGTGCTAACTAACGCTCCGCCCGGCATCGAGAAAGATAATCCTCTCGTTACCGAAATTACCAACATCGAGTTCCAGGATGCGCTGGCGCGGTATATCCGTGAGCGCTATGTGGAAGCGTATAACCATAAGGTCCAGAACGGTACTGAGACGCGTTGTCTGCGTAACTTGCGGTGTAAGAAGGCCGTCTACCAGCCCGAAGAGCTATCGATGGTAGGCGAGATCGATGTGTATATCGGCATCGCTGCGCTGAAGTCACGCGCGGCGGAGTCGTGGTTACTAGATGTGGTGATGAATACCATGGAGAAGCCGTGGACGCTAACGCCCTCGCCGATTCCTGATCTGCCGGCCGACGTGAAAGAACAAGCCATCACCATGCTATCCAATGAGATCAGTGACCCCAACTCGGGGATGCAGACCATGGACGATGTACGCCAACGCGCTGGCGACTTGAAGAAGGCCGTGCTGGCTTACCTGACCAAGCAGGCGAAGGAATCGACAGGGGCGATGGAGCAGCTGATCGAGGAGCAGATGGATGAGGGTCTGTGGAAGAAGACCTTCGCCGAGTTCCTTGCCGATTTGTGCACCTATCCGGCGGCCCTGATTCGTGCTCCAGTCGTCGTGCAGAAAATGAAAGCGACCTACAAGGGCAATGCGGTGGTCGCTGAGAGCGTGGGGCTACCCTCCACCCGTTGCATTAGCCCTTTTGATGCCTATCCTTCACCGGCATCGACGACAACACAAGATGGTGACTATTTCCTGGAACGCGTGCGCTATTCGCGTGCGAAGCTCTATGAGTTGAAAGACATCGAGAGCTTTGATGAAGTCAACGTGCGGCTTGCCCTTAAGGCGTACCCTAACGGATTCCAGCTCAACCAGAATCATGACTGGGAACGCGATCGCCTCGAAGGCACTGCGCCGGATATTCAGTACAGCACGCGACTCTTGGACGTGCTCATCTACAATGGCGTGCTGCCGGGCCACTTTCTGATTGCTAAGGGCGTGCTGGTCGACGACCCGCAGCGGCACTACGAGTCGGAGATTTGGGTGTGCGGTGATTTTACGCTGCGGGCAGTGCTCAATCCCAACCCGGTGTCGGCACGGCCAATCCACAGTACGAGCTTCGCGAAGCGTAACGGCGCCTTTTGGGGCGACTCACCGATCGACTTGGTGTACGATATCCAGCGTGTGTGTAACTCCTTGGTTCGCGCCATGGTGCGTAATGCGGCGTACAGCTCAGGGCCGATGGCGGAGGTGGCAGCGGATCGCTTCGCTTCTGGTGAAGATATCACTCAGCTTGACCCTTATCGCATGTATTTCGTGCAGCCGGATCTCTCGGGCACCGGCGGTAAGGCGATCCAGTTCAACAGTGTGCCATCCGTGCTGGCCGAGCTGACGCCCACGCTCGATCGTTTCATGAAGATGGCTGATGATATCTCCGGCATCCCTGCCTATGTGATCGGTAACCCGCAGGTGTCCGGCGCTGGCCGCACGATGGGCGGCTTGAGTATGCTCATGGGTAATGCAGCCAAGGGCATCAAGTCGGTGATGCTCAATATTGACAATGACTGCATCAGCGAAGTGGTGCGTAGCTTCTACTACTTTAACCTCGTCACCTCCGACGATCCGACGATCAAGTCGGATGCGGATATCGTGGCGCAGGGTACGAGTGGGCTCTTGCAGCGTGAGCTACAGCAGAGTCGCATGACTGAGCTTTTGCAGCTGTTGACGCCATATGTCCAGATGCAAGTAGTGACACCGCAGGCTATTCAGTACATGCTACGCCAGGTATTGGCGGATCAGGGGCTTGATGTGGATAAGATTATCCCGGACCCCGATGCCCAGGAAGCACAGCAGCAAGCGGCACGGCAGCAGGTGATCCAGCAGGCCGCAGGTGGGCAGCCAGCAGATCAAGCAAAGCCACAGCAGCCACCCGTGCCGGGGGTTCAGGGAGCGATTAGTGCGTCAGGTCCATCTATGCCGGCATTGCCGACGCCCGCTCAAGGTGCCGCGCCTGCAGGCGCGGCACCATCTTCAGGAACCTAAGCTATGAGTAACTTAATCCCCATCGGTGCTGGCGCAGCCACATCATCGGCATTCACGAATGCTGATGGATCAGTACTGACACTGTACATCATCGGCACCGCTGGTCAGGCGTCTCCTGCTAGCTACGTCGATATTCAATACATGGATAGCAATGGCGCCTGGAATACGGTGTATCGACTAGGTAATGGGCAGAATGCCTGTGTGCTAATTGGCGCTGGTACGTTCCAAGCACTTCGTTATGCGGATAGCGGTCAATGTGGGCTCGACTCGCAATGAATCCTGTAGAGCCTACAATCTCGCCCATCGTGGTCTCCATTGTCCTGCCGGTAGTGATGGCGGTCGATCAATGGTCCATTGTGAGTGGGCTTACACCGCCTTCGCCAAATAACGACCGCGTCACGACAACGGGTAATACTCGCGTGACGACTACTGGCGATGTGCGCATCGTTATTTTGCCTCCCTGAGGAAGCAGTCATGTCGAACGTTACCATTGGCGATCTTACACCTATCAGCCCTATTGATCCGGCAGCACTTGTTGAAGTGCAGCAGGCAGGTGCAAGTCAAAGCGTTACGGCGCAGCAAATAGGCAATTTGACACAGTGGGGCAATATTAGCGGGTCGGTCGAAGATCAGGCTGATTTAGTAAATCTGTTAATTAGCCTGATACAGGCAGTAGGCAATACAATTGTGCCCACTGGTGCTGGCATGCAGGGCACATTGTACGCGGGGGCGGTAGCTTCCTACAATTTCACTTTTGTATCTGGTGTTTTTCCTACGGATGTAGCAAACACTTGGTTTGTGTTCAAACCACCAGCAGGAGTTCTTACGCTGAGTGTGGCGTCTGACTTTACTTTCGCTGATGCTCCGTATGCTACATCTAAGGCCAAAGTCATTTATATCCGCATTATTAATAATAGTGGGAGTGCCGGCGTATATACATGGCCTTCTGGGTGGCTTTTGGACGCTTCCGTGGCGGCGTTGAGTACGATAACAGGAACATGCAATACCTACGAGGTATTAGCAGACCTATCAAGTGGCACCATCAATTATACCGTTTGCGGGCTTACGTCGACAGCTGTACCCGTTGGTGGCGGATAACATAATGTATGTGATCAGATTGTTTGGATCGGGTCTTTTGCCTTGATGTTAGTTTTTAAATTTACACTGCATCATTATTTTTAGGAGCGTAGGCCATGAGTTTCTATAACCTCTCGCAGCAGCTCATTGGGCCTCCGGGTGTGGACAAAGGTGGCGCGGACGGCTATGTGCTGTTTGACACCAACTCCAAGACCAACACGGCGATCGTACAGGTTACGGATATGCCGATTGTGCTCAAGGCATATAACCTGACTTCGGGCCAGACGGTTACGGTCAACAACTTCTATCCGGGCACCAGCGTCTCGGCACCGTACATTCGTGAGGGCAGTGCGGTCGTGCTGCAGTCTACGGACAATACTGAGGTGCTGTTTCTCACCGGTTATTACCAACTTGTCTTCAGTGGTACGCCAGGTACACTAACGCTTACGGCAACACAGCTCAACACTCCACGTAAGCCCGGTGAAGTAACGGCGGCTGGGCTGCGCAGCGAAGTGGCATTCCCCAATCCCTTGCTGGGCGGTACCAATATCCTGTCGACCAAACAGCAGATCGGCCCGATGCCATGGGTATTCCGCGCGTATGGACTGAGTGGTGATGAGACCATCGCCGTGCTGAATGTCTATTCGGCTAACGGCGTGGACACGGTCGAGCCGTGTATTATCGAAGGTGTCGTGCAGGAGTTGACGGCGACCAACAATTCACTGGTGCTGGACCTCGCAGGTTATTACCAGTTCCAGATCGGGGCGCCTATAGAAGGGTTGTTGCTGATCGGTCATGAGACGGCAGCGCAGTTCCTCGATCCGTATACGCTGGAGGAATCTCAGGCAGCAGCGACGCAAGCTGCAGCGAGTGCAGTAGCCGCGGCGAACAGTGATACCAATGCCCAGAACCAAGCGGCAGCAGCGGCAGCCAGTGCGGGTAACGCATCGTCTTCGGCTACCAATGCGGCAGCCAGTGCCAGCAGCGCGGCGACGTCAGCGACGTCAGCGACAACGGAAGCCGGTATTGCAACGACGCAAGCAGGTATCGCGACTACCCAAGCCACGAACGCTTCCAACTCCGCGACAGCGGCGGCGGGGAGCGCGGCAACGGCAGGGACCGACGCGACCAATGCGGCAGCGAGTGCGGCAGCTGCATTGGTATCGCAAAATGCGGCGGCTACCTCAGCGACGACGGCGGGTACCGACGCGACTAACGCAGGCAACAGCGCGACGGCTGCCGCGGCCAGTGCCACGACGGCCAGTACGGCAGCGACAACAGCTACGACTGAAGCAGGCATCGCGACTACCCAAGCGGGCACGGCAACGACGCAGGCCAGCGCCGCGAGTACAAGCGCGACCAATGCGGCGACTTCGGCCTCCGGTGCGGCGACTTCGGCCTCCGGTGCGGCGACTTCGGCCTCCGGTGCGGCGACTAGCGCGACGACAGCAACGACTCAAGCCACGGCAGCTGCGGCAAGCGCGACGGCTGCTGCGGCATCTGCCTCTATTCCTGAGGCTGCATTGACTTCTGTCTCGGGTGTGCTTACGGTTAATTTGGCGGCCACAACCAAGGTCTACTATTGTACCTTGCACGAGAACGTGACGAGCTGGGTATTCAACAACCCACCAGCGGCAGGGTATATGTCGGCGATCAATATTGTGGTGACGCAAGCAGCATCAGGTGGCCCTTATACCTGTGCATCGCCTGCGACGAGCGGATATACAGCAGGTGGTGCATGGACGGTATCGGCGACAGCCTCTAAGTCGCAATGGTTAGATCTTTACGTCAGTAGTAGCGGAATTGTGAAGATGAATCCAGAAGCGGTGCTTAGCTAATATAGAACGCCAACCTTTCAATAGGCCAATCGCCCCATGACCGACTGTGAGCGCCCCATGCCAAGGAGCAGGCCATGCTTGTTCTGACAGACCTGCAATCGATCTCGCAGGCGGACGACCTCATTAATTGGGCTTTCCGCATTGGTGTGGTAGCACTCATTGGCTACGTATGGCGCAACGAAGCTCGTCAGTACAAACAGGACATCGAGGCCAAAGATTTAGAGACGCGGATGAAGGACTCTATGACGCATGTAAACGATTTCAGGGAGCTTAAGAATACCGTACACAAGATTGATAGGCTGATCATGCGCATCGCTGACAAGATGAATGTACCCACTAAGGATGTCGAATAATGGACGAGATACTTAGATCGCTACGTGAGGAAATGAGCAAGCTCGAAGAGGCTATCGAAAAGCTTCAGACAAGTAGCCCGATAAGCAGCACATCGACAATCAATATCGTCGGTAGTACCGGCCTTTCTATCGCCATAGGGTGTTGCGTCATATCCTTCGTCTTGGCTCTGTTTGTCTGCATCGGCCTGAATGGTCGCGTGGACAAACAGGACAGTTATATCGCACAGCAGGACCGCAAGATCGAGCGTATGCAGGACTATCTCAACGCGATCTATTCGATCGCCCCACAGCTTAAGCCCAAGGAGAAGTAATTTATGTCGACCATCATCGTGATTACCCCGCACCCGAATACCCAGACGGCCATCGTCGACCTCAATGTCGATTCAACTGATACGGAGCGTAAGCATTGGATCAAAGAGAACAAGGATGCCATCTTGGCGAAAGTCAGCGAAGCGATCGACCGGCTGTGACGGAGCGAATATGAAACTGATCGAGGGTTTGCACGAGCATATTGTCGGTGACTGGCGGGTATGGCTAAAGCTGCACACGACCTACTTCTTCGCCGCAATCGGCGCTTTGCCAGGCATCTGGGTAAGCTCGCCTGAGCTTCAGGCGCTTCTCCCCATCACCGTTGTCAGCCATATTGCTCCATTTATCGGGGCGCTTGGCTTCCTCCTTCGTATCCGTAAGCAATTCAACAAGCCGGGACCGCCATGATGGACGTTTCACAGTTACAGGCATGCACAGGGGCCAGCGCGACCAAAGCCGCGTTCTGGCTCGACCCGATTACCGCCGCCATGGATGAGTTCGGCATCGACACGCTGTTACGCCAAGCAGCCTTTCTGGCGCAGGTAGGGCATGAATCCGCAGGGCTCTACTACACCGTCGAGCTATGGGGGCCTACAGCGGCACAATTGCGGTATGAAGGACGCACTGATCTAGGCAACATACAACTCGGTGACGGCTCCTTGTTTCGTGGCCGTGGTCTGATTCAGATCACAGGGCGCAGTAATTACAAGGCTGTGGGGGACGCACTGGGGGTCGACTTCGTTGCCAGTCCCGCGGCTTTGGAAGAGTCGCCGGCTGCGGCGCGTTCGGCGGCCTGGTTCTGGTCATCGCGAAACCTCAACGCATTGGCGGATACGGGCGACTTCCCTGGCATCACACGCAAAATCAATGGTGGCCTCAACGGTTATAGCAACCGATTCGACCTCTGGCAACGGGCACAAAAAGCACTGGGAGTAGCCTCATGATGGCCTCGATCTACATGAAACTGGCAGGTGCCGGGCTCATCCTGGTTTTGCTTGGCGGTTTGTTCCTGTGGGGCGACCATCATGGCGCTGCGCGGGTCCAAGCGAAGTGGGATGCCCAGAAAGTAGTGGACGCTGCGGCGGTGGCAAAAGCAGAAACGAATAATGCCCTGCAAACGACAGCATGGCAAAACGCATTTAATGGCCAAGAGGTGACCTATGCAAAAGTGCTACAAACCCCTGCCCCAACAGTGGCTCCCACGGTATCTGCTGCTGTTACTGCCGGTGCTCTCCGGTTGCGCTACAGCGCCGTGTGCCCAAGTAGTGGCGACGTCTCCGCCGCTACCGCCCGTTCCCGCACTGCTGATGCAGTCGCCACCCAAGCCCTTGCAGACCGCGTCACTGCTGCAATCGCTGCTGTTCGAGCCGGCGACGCCGCAGACGCCCGCGAACGCCAGCTCGACGCTCAAGTGACTGCCCTACAGGGTGTTCTCATCGCAGAACGAAAAAAGGATACGCCATGAAACGGCTTGCTTTACTATTCTTGCTACCCCTTCTAATTCTCGGATGTCTCTGGTCAATCTGGCGCTATCTTTGGTCGATTGGCACCAACCCCACGAAGGCGTGGCAGATTGCCTATATGCTGGACGAGATGGCGAATGTTGGTGCCAATGGCAAGCCAAATACCACAATCAGCGCGCGAGCAGCACGGGCACGCAATGCGGGTAAGGGATGGGGGTGCTTGTTATGTAGGCTGCTTAATTGGTTCCAGGCGAACCACTGCGATATCGCACTAAAGGATGCTGGTGAGGTATAGCTAGTCAAGGTCATGTTTTTAGCGTACGGTTTAGCTCCATATACTTGCCTACCCTCATTAGGAGACCATCCCATGGTCGCGTTCAATGACAAGAAAAAGAGCACCGTCCCCAATAACGATAAGGGGTTCGGGCAGGGCAGCAGCATCAACCGGAACATGCCGGTATCGCCGAATCGGTTTGGGAATACCCAAACGCCGTATACGGCCAATGTGAAATCCAAGGGTGGATCCCCCATCCGCAAGCCGGAACAGCCTAAGAGCATCAAGACCATGGATAAGACCTTCCCGCCGCAAGTGCCTATGCGCGGCGGTGGTAAGAGCCAAGTAGGGATGCCCCAGTCGAAGAACGTAGCGACTATCAAGAACATCAAAGGGAAGAGGAACCCGCGCTAATGGCGTTGAGCGAAGAAGCGCAGCGTCGTTTCGGTAATCTAGTAATGGGTGCTAGTGGCGCTGTGCTGACGGAATGGCTCAACGATGAGTTGGAGAAAACCAAGACAGCTTTGGTAAGCGCACCCATTGAACATGTACAGCGGCTTCAAGGGCAGGCGGCGGCCTATACCTCGTTGCTATCCAAAATTAAACAGGGTAGGGAGTAAACACTATGGCATTTGCCAAAACTTCTGCGTTGCCAGGGGCGCAACAAAAGCGCCGTGAACAAATGGTTTCCTTGCATGGTGATCCGGCTGTATCTGCCGTAGATCCAACAGCGCCCGCGATAGTTGTACCACCAACTGAATCTGTAGTTACTCCACCAGTGGCAGAAGTTGTGCCTGAAACAGAAATGCTCACGCGCTCGGAAGCAGAGGCTTTGCGTGCTGCAGCGGCAGAAACAGCGAATGCCCGACGCGCAGCTGAATTAGCTATTTTGGAAGCTGATGAAGCGAAGGCACGCTTGACAGAAGCTGAGCGTGCGCGTAATGACATGCCCAAGGTTATTGAGCCGCTTGATTTGGGATTCGATGCCACGGCGACTGAATTCACTTCGACAGAACGCGAGACCTTCGATGAGCTTTCTGAAGCGTTTGTGGTCAAGGTGGTTCGGCGGGAGTTGGCAGCGGCGTTCCAGAAATTCGGACTCCACGTGGACTCACGGATCGCTGGTGTGGAGAAAGCGGCAACTACCGCTACCGTAACGGTTCAGCGAGCAGCAGAAAAGAATTTCATGGGCCGCGTGCAGGAGAAAATTCCCGATATTGCCCAGCTGATCGGTAACGCAAGTTTCAAGGGTTGGATGAAGGAGTTCGTACCGCTGACCAACCTGACCTATGATCAGGCGTTGGCTGAAGCTCACCGAGTGGAGAATCTGAAGGACGTTATCGACCTATTTGATGTCTTCCGCAAGAAGGTCGGATTGGCCAAAGCCAGTACGGCAGGTTACGCAGGTGCCATTCCTTCGGCGGCTGTCGTGGAACCGGTAGCAGCGGTAGCGGGCGAGCGCTTCACCATGACTGAGCGCAAGAAGAAAAGTGAGCAATTGCGCAAGAAACAGATTACGCAGCAAGAGTTCGACAAGTACAAGGCGGAGTTCGACAAGGCGTTAGCAGAAGACCGTGTCGATCCGTAAACCCACGTGCCCCGGTTGGGGTTAGTCAACGAGGAAGAATTCCATGGCAATCCCAGCCGCAAGTGGTTATCCGCAATATTCCGGTAATATCATTACCCCGCTGTTCTCGATGGACCTGCTGGAGCGCTTTTATGCCAGCACTATCTACAGCGAAATCTCCAGTACTGAATACACTGGCGAGCTAGAGAAGGGTGGCGACCAGATCACCTTTTGGCGTGAGCCGCGTGTGCGGGTTCGTGACGCGATCAAGGGTCAGCCGATCCAACACGATACGATCGAGTCCGATCCGATCACCATGACCATTGATCAGTCGAAAGACTTTTCAATCGCCATGTCGCAGGTGGACGAGTTCCAGATCCAGAACTTCCCGACGTGGAAGGAACGCTTCCTGCAGTCTGCCGGCCGCGAGCTGGCCATCGCTATTGATGGCCCCTTGATGACGGAGATGTACACCTCGGTGGACATCCACAACCAGGGTGCGACCGCAGGCAAAAAGTCCCAGAACATCAACCTCGGTTCCGTAGGTACTCCGCTTGCCATCACCAGTGCCAACATCACGCAGATTTTCGCGCAGGTGCATCAGGTGTTGGATGAGCAGAATGCACCGACTGATAATCGCTTTATCACGCAACCACCGGCAGGTATCACTGCGCTACGCAATAGCGACCTACGTGCCGCATATCTGACGGGTCTCTCCTGGTCGCCGCTGACCAATGGCAAGCTGCCAGACGAAGTGATGGGCTTTACCATCATGAAGTCGAACCTGATTCCGCAGGCGATCGATCCGGGCGTTACCCTGTTGGCTTACCATGTGGTAGCTGGTGTTAAGAATGCTACTGCTTTTGCGGCTCAGATTGAACAGACCCGCGTGATCGAAGACAAGGATGACTGGGATCGCTACTACCAGGGTTTGACCGTGTATGGCTTCAAGGTGCTATACCCGGATGCCTTGGTTCATATCTACTGCACGTTCTCGTAAGTCTACCGCGTACCCCTACCCTGACAGGATAAGAGCATCATGAGCACTCGTGAATTGTATATCGGTGGTGGCCCCGCCTATAACTACCCCGGCATGGCGATGTTTCCGCGCGCGGCATTCAGCGCGACGGACCCGAACATGCTGGCGCTTACCACATCGTCTCAGAATGGTGTTACTCGCATTCTCGATTTCGAGTGGGATGATTCGCTCAAGCAGTACGTGGCCTCACAGGCTGAAGCAGGAACGCCAATCGTTGCAGCGGATATTCTCGGTATTGCGCTGTTGCCACCGAATGTCTTGTTTCTGGGCATTTACGTCTCGGTGAATCGCCCGCAGGCCGGCGTGATTCTTACGCCAAGCACGCGCAATGGCGAACTGACTTTCCCGGCGATCAATTGCGGTGCCCTTCAAATCGGCCAGTTTGCTGCTCCCGATGCGACGTCGTGGGTCACTGGTGGGCCAGGTGCGGAAGTGGAGTCGGTCACTCTGACGACCCCAGGTTCTGGGTATACCACGGCGCCCACGGTCGCTCTGACGGGCGGTGCAGGTACCGGCGCCACGGCTACGGCTACTTTGGTAGGTGCGGGTCTTTCGGGCATTTCGGTGGCTTCTGCAGGCACTGGCTACTCGACGGCTCCTACGGTCACCATTACTGGCGGTGGCGGTTCGGGCGCGACGGCAACGGCAACGGTATCGGGCGGGGCGATCACTGCCTTTACCGTGACCGCGGCAGGTACTGGCTACACCTCGCCTCCAACCGTTGGATTGTCGGGCGGCGGCGGTACGGGCGGCGCAGGTACGGCGGCCGTTACGGCTAGTGCGGTTGCTAGTGTCTCGGTAACCAATCCGGGCTCAGGCTATACTTCGGCTCCTACCGTGGCCTTCTCGGGCGGTGGCGGCACGGGTGCAGCGGGTACGGCGGTTCTTTCGGCGGCTAGCCAGACGGCAGGTATTCAGGGCGCGGTGTTCAACAATGCTCCGGACATCCTGGATCTAACGGTTACGGCACTGCCGAACAGCAATTTCGGTAATCTCCGCGTGACCATCGCTCCCAAGCTGCTGAGTTTCCCCACTGGCCAGCATTAAGCGAGTAAGCTGATAGCACGGTCGTGAACCATGAGGGGGCGCCTATCGCCCCCTCTTTTCTTGGGAGAAAGCACCATGGCTTTTGTGAAGGCAGGGCATCGGTACTATTACAACAACACGTCGGGCGCGGTTTACCCGTGGAGCCCTGATCTGGAGAAGGTCAAAGGATTGACGCTATTCCTCGCACCGCGCGACGGCGAGTTCGATATAGGCATGATGCTCGCCGGTGAGCCAGTAAAAGAAACTCCTGCGGTCAAGCCAAAGGTCTCCCGTACTAAGTCGGTGAAGTATAAAGCCGAGGAGCCACAGATACCTCCGGCGAATAGTGTGGAAGTCCCCACGGCCTCGGGTTCGGCGACGATTCCTGCGGTCAATCTCACCACCAGTGATCTGGCCGACGAATGAAAACGGTCCAGCAAGTTATCTATGCCGCTTCGGTGCAGCTGTCGGATCAACGGCCGCGGCAGGAGTACACGCGCTGGACGCAAGCGATGCTGGTGCAGTATCTCAATGACGCGATGGCCGAGATCTCTAGTATCCGGCCGGAGGCTTTCGCGCTACGCCAGTGGGTCACGCTGGTGCCAGGGTATATCCAGACGGTGCCCGAAGGAACCATGCAGTTTGTCAAGATCGAGCAGAATCCTGACGGCACCATGGCCTACGAAGGAGATACTGAGCTGCTGAAGGCCATGGGTACGACCCCACCGAAACTGGTACGATTGCGCTATGACGCGGACGGCAACGTCATCTTCAACGTGCGGTCCTATTCGATCGATTCGACTGACCCTAAGACTTATTACGTCAGTCCACCTGTTCCTCGTGGCGTCACAGTAAAGGTACTAGCGTCTTTTGTGAATAACCCATGGGTTTACTCAGTGCAGAACCTGGGCGAATGCGTCGATGTCGCGCCGGGCATTTTCAATTTAGCGCAGGACTATATGCTTGGCCGCGCCTACGAGATAGACAGTGAGTCGGCCGAGTCCAAGAGCAACAGCATCAAGCACTTCCAGCAGTTCTATCAGTTCTTTGGCCTGAACTACAAACAGACTAGTGCGTTCCAGTCACAGAACTACGGCGGCAACACGGCAGCCGGTAATGCAGCGGTGACCTCATGAGCTTTGATCAGGACTATGACGAGCAGGGTAACGCGATCGTACCACTGGACTCGCTGCTACCCTCCGTATTGATGCGTGTGTCGGCGATACCCTATGAATTGGCCGTACAGATGCTGCGGGTCAAGTACAACGAATTTGCGCAGAAAGTAGGCAACGTCCGCATGACTTTGGACGTTTACGTTCAGCGCGGTGTACATCGCTACCCTCTACCGATACCGCCAGGGCATTTCCTGCATACAGTCAAGTCGATTTCGTTTGGCCGACGCCACGGCTACCGGATGGACTTGCCGGATTACTGGCGTGGGTGGACCGGCATGTACCGCAACCAGCGGTACCACATTGACGGATCCAACGCGCTTGTGCTGGACATGGAACCCAAGCGAGATGAAGAGCATCCCATCCGCGTGCATGTGCAGCTGGTGCCCGATGCTGACTGTCAGGACATGCCGGCGGATATGGCGACCATGTACGGCGATGCAATTGCCGCGGGCGTCGCTGGCGAGGCGATGAACATCCGCGGCAAACCCTGGTACGATCCTGGCAATAGCGTGCGCGTCATGAAGCTGTTCTATCAGGCCATCACGGATGCTCGTGCTCGCGCGGAACGCGGTAAGATGGGTGTGACCTATATGAGGGCGCGTCGATGGACTTGAGAATTGGCCTGGTATCGACAGCATGTCCCCGGCTGAATGTGCAGACGATCCCACGCTCAGATGTAGTGCTGAGCGAAGTGGCGCTGCAAATTCGACGGGTGGGCGAACCAACCGATTTCGCATCCTATGCTCCGATCAACATCGTAGCCAATGTACTGACGTTTCAGTTTGACTCGTACCTGTTTGGTAGCCCCTATGGGCGTTATGAAGGTACGCTGGTTTTCAACAATATTCCCTATGCGTCGTTACAGTTTGAATTCGTGTCGACGGTCAGTATCAATCCGTCGCTGCAACTATCGACCATCGGTCCTTATCGTAAAGAGCGCGAATATGGTAATCCCGACTGGAGTGGCACGGGCGTCGCAGGCCCTGGCACGTTCATCGGGCTGAAAGATTGTCCCAAGACGTACGCGGGGGCTTCAGGCAAGCTGCTTTCGGTGCGATCGCTGGAGAATGGGATTGAGTTCGTGGGCTTGGTAGCTGGAGCCAACATCACCTTTACTGTGTCCGACGGTAACATCACCATCGCTGCTTCAGGGGGTGGGAGTGGAGGTGGCCAAGTCAATGCCGTTGTTGCCGGCACTAATATAACGGTCAACAACACCGATCCAGCTAATCCAGTGGTATCCGGCGTTGAGTTGATCGCGGGGACCAATATTACACTGACAGATGGGGACGGCAGTATCACTATCGCCGCTTCAGGAGGCGGCGGG